ATGCTTGCTGCTGGTTTGACACGAGATGATATGTTTAATGAAGCAAATCAAGATAAACTTGCTATTACTCGTATTTTGTGGCGTAAAAACAATGGTGGTGCAAACGTAGGTAACTTTGGAAACGAATGGGAAGGTTTCAAAGGAATGTCATTAGAGCGTCGTAATAAACTACAAATTCTATTAGATGCACTTCCCTCTCGTTCTCAATACAATAGTATCGAGAATTTAGACCCTAGAGTTACAGGTGCCTTAGTACCATGAATAACAACGAAACCTCACAAGGAGATGAAAGGTTTACACCTGAAACCGAGTATCTAAGAGAAGAAATGGAAGACGCTCGTTTTACGGGCGACTATGTAAATGAAATGGCGACGATGAGCCGGGAACAGCAGCAACAAGCTGAGTTTCAAGCGCAACGTCGTCAAGCTGAGTTAAAAGACTCACACTCTACCAAAGATCCGAGCGAATACGGTTTCGGAGAAAACATCAAAGAGCTGCAAAATGCTATCGTTGGTGGTGGTAGGGACACAATTAGTTCTGGTCTTACACTAACTGAACGTGCTATTGATATGGCACGTGGTGAAGATGTAGGTGGTAAGGATTATAAACTAGATTGGGATCCGCTTGGTGGTGATCTTAACCCACAAACCAATACGTGGTGGGGTGAGATGATCCGTGGTGGTGTGCACTTTGGTACATCAGCTCTAGCTATTACTGCTGGTGCAGCTGCTGTTGCAGCAACTCTCCCAGCTTCTGGTACTGCTGCAGCTGTAGGTACTGTAGGCGCAGGTGCTGCTGCAGGCGCTAAAGTAGGTGCCTTAGCTAATGCATTGCGTTGGGTTGCTACTGGTGGTAAACTTGCTGCTAATGCTAAGAAGATTCCCCTGTATTCTAGGGTTGGTCATGGTCTCGTAACTGGCGGTGTTAGCGATCTTATCTCTGAATACTCACAACAAGATAACGCTTCTGGTGCTCTTGCTAAACGCTTGGGGGACAGATACCCAGCATACCTGCAAGTACTTGCTACTAAAAACTCTGACTCACCTTTGATGAAAACGTTGAAGAACGTTGTTGAAGGTGGTATTACCGGGTCAATTTTGGAGACAGCAGTTGGTGGTGTTGGTCGGGCACTGGATCGTGGTGTCCCAGCTCCTGGCGTCAAAGCTGTTGGTAAAGAAGCAGAGATGAAGCCTGACCAGATTGAAATGGTCACAAAGACAGGTGATGAGATCCTAGAACGTCAACGTGTTAAAGCGGAGAATCTAGCTAAAGAAGCTGTCAACACTCGACTGAAAAACGAAACATCTCAAGATCTATTTGCTCGTGGTATTGACTTTGAAAAGTTGACTCCTGAAGAACAGATCACTGAGATGACACGATATGCGTCTAAAAAACCAAAAGATTTCAATACTTGGTCACCTCCTGAAACTGCAGAACAACGAGCTACTCGTAAAATGCAGGAGCGGCAAGCTAATATTGATGAGCAGATTGTTGAGCAAGGACAACTAGAACTAGAGTTTCCTGGGTTCCGTGCACACAAAAACAAACCGCTGGCTGATTTTCACCAAGGTAATCCTATCTCTACTGGTAGTGCTTATGAGGCGTCTAAAGATCTCAAGCTTATCCACAGGAGCTATGAACACCAAGATGGTTCTTCTGCTAGTGTATTAACTACTGCTGCTGCAGAACGTATTGCTAACGAAGGTTTTGGTAACGTTAAGTTTAACAAAAAACTAGCAATTGAGATGCTTGGTGATGCACGTTATCAAGCGTTGCGACGTGAACTTAAGCGTGAAGGTAAGAATCCTGATGCAATCTTTAAAGATGCGTATGAACGTATGCTTGAAGTTGTTGAAGGTAGAGATGCTGGTAGGATGAATCCTGATGACTACTATGCAAAAATCAACGAGGATATTACTTTCCGTACTGGTGGTAGCGACAGCATGGAAGCTTGGGCAATGGAAAACGTTGTTGCATCTGACTTGATTGTCAGCTCTGTACTAAAGCAAGCTCGTGATTTAGGTATTGCTGCACGTGAACTGGTTGACCATGTAGACATTACTGACACTGATTCTGTCCTATCTAAACTGCGTAACAATATTGTTGTTGGACTTGAAGGTGCTAAACGTGCACGTTACTTGATTAGCCAAGAGTTCCGTAGCTTGCAACGTATCGATCCTAATGGATGGAAAGCAAAAGGTAAGGAACATCTTGCTGATATTCATAACACAACTAAAGCACAAGTTGATATGATGCTTGAGCTTGCAACACGTTCACCTAATGATGACCTGCTTCATGCAGTGTTAGAAGCATTCTCTCAATCCAGTAAAATGCAAAACTGGCAAGATCTTGATGCATATATGCGCAAGAAACTGCTGGGAGAAACCACAGAATCTGGTGTACGTAAAACTGGTGCTATCATCAAAGAGCTCCAAGGTGTTATGATTAACAGTGTACTTAGTGGTCCTAAAACGCCATTACGTGCAATGATGGGTACTTCTACTGCTGTATTCACTAGACCAATGGCACAGCTTATTGGTGGTGCTGCAAGGTTTGTAACTTCTGGTTTTAAAGATGCAACTGATATTCAGCATGCATTGGCGTCTGCTAACTCTATGATGCAGACTCTACCTGAAGCATTTACTTACTTTAAGTCTAGGCTTAACAGCTACTGGAGTGGTGACATTTCCACTATCCGTAACCGATTCCAAGAATACGATAACGCTGATAACCATTGGGCATTGATGGGTGAATGGGCAGAAAGTCGTGGCACTGCAGGTGATAAAGCTGCTTATTTTGTAGCAAGTCGCGCTCGTGCTGCTAACGACACTAACCTGTTTACTTATTCAACTAAGTTGATGGCAGCTACTGACGATGCCTTTACAATGATTCTTGCACGTGCTCGTGCAAAAGAGAAGGCATTGAACTTGGCATTTGAAGCTAAAGGTGATGGTCTACTGTCAGATATTAACCCTGACATGATCAAGCACTTTGAGGATAACTTCTACAGAGAAATCTTTGATGAAGCTGATGGCTCAATCAACGATAAAATGCTTTCACTTGCTAGAGGCGAAGCAACACTTACTAAAGATCTAACTGGTTTTGGTAAGTCAATGGATAAACTGTTTGATGAGATGCCTCTCCTTAAACCGTTCTATTTGTTTGCACGTACTGGTATCAACGGTTTGCAGTTCTCTATGAAGCATGTGCCTGGTCTTAACATGCTAGTCAAAGAGTATAATGATATTATTATGGCTAGTCCATTAGACCTAGAACGTGTAGCTAAGTATGGCATTACTTCAGCGGAAGAATTATCTTCTGCTAAAGCTTTGGCACACGGTCGGTGGATGCTTGGTAGTGGTGTCATTTTGATGGCTAACCAGCACTATCTAAACGGTAATCTTACTGGTAATGGCCCTATTGATTCTACTAAGCGTCAAGTTTGGCTCGATGCTGGCTGGAAACCTAGATCTATTCGATTGGGTGATGTTTGGGTTAGCTATGATTCGCTAGAACCATTCTCTAACATGTTGGCTGCTGTAGCCGATATTGGTGATAACTCACGTTTGATGGGTGAAGAATACACTGAGCAAGGATATACTGCTCTTGGTTTGATTGCTGCCAAAGCAATGGTTAGTAAAACTTACCTGCAAGGTATTCAACAACTAACTGATGTATTTAGCAATGATCCTAAAGCATGGGGTAAAATTGGTGCTAGTTTGGTAAATAACACTATGCCTTTGTCTTCTGTTCGTAATGAGATTGGTCGTATTATCAACCCTCATATGAAAGAGCTGAACTCTGGTATGGGTGATGCTATCCGTAACCGTAACTTGTTTATGGAAGGATTAGCTGGTGAAGATGCTCTACCCACTAAATACGATATTCTAACTGGCCGTCCTATTAATGATTGGGATGTAGCTACTAGAATGTTGAATGCTATTAGTCCTGTTCAATTTAACCTTGATCAGGCGCCTGGTAGAAAACTTTTGTTTGCAAGTGGATTTGATTTACGTACATCTACTATGACTGCTCCTGACGGCACTTCGCTGCGAAAGGATGCTAATGTACGTTCCCAATTCCAACGCGCAATTGGTGATCAAGATCTAGAAAAACAACTATCTCAATTGGCTAAAGATCCTAAAATTCAAGCGTCTATTCGTGAGATGAACTACGATCTTAAGTCAGGTAGGCGTGGTATCGATCCGATGACCTATCACCACAATGTTGTTATTAAAGGTTTGTTTGACCGAGCACGTCGAATTGCCTGGGGTAACATTAGTGGTAATCCAGAAGTTCAAAACCTAATTTCCGCCACAGAACAGAAGCGTGCAGGTAATTATATTCGCCGGTCTAACCCACAAGCTGGACGGAGCGATTATGATAACATGCAAGATCTTCTGAACATGTACCGCTAACTTAAGGTAAGCATGGCAACAACTGAAAATAAATACACAGGAGACGGTTCAACAACCAGGTACTCCATACAATTTGAATATCTAAATGAGAGCGACATTAAGGTCAGTATTCAAGAGCCTGGCCAAGCTGCTCAAACTACAACTGCATTTACCTTTGCCAATGCTACAACGATCCAGCTAAATTCACCACCCACAGCTGGATATGAAGTACGTATTTTTAGAGAAACATCCAACGATACTTTGATTTCAAAGTTTTTCGCTGGATCTGCCATTAGAGCTGTTGATCTAAACCGGAACTTTGAACAGACGCTGTTTTCAGTTCAAGAAGTGTTGGCAAGATTTATTGACCGTACACAAGCTATTTTCCAAAACAATGTTGACCTAAGTGGGTTTAAAATTGTTAATGTTGGAGATGGCGCAAACGCTGGTGATGCTGTTAACAAAAGTCAGCTTGATGCAAGTCAAAACTACAACGACACACAACTAGCTGCTAGTGTAACAGAAGCTACAAACCAAGCTACTACTGCAACTAATAAAGCTGGTGAAGCAAATCAGTCTGCAATTGATGCGAATGCTTCTGCATCTGCTGCTTCTGTTTCTGCACAAGCTGCTTCAGATTCGGCTGATGATGCTGAAGGGTTTGCCGCAAATGCTGCAACTTCTGCTACTGCTGCAGAAACGTTTGCTGTAGACCCAGTTTTCTTTGGTTTTAAACGAGCTGTACTTAATGGCCGTGCTATATTGCGTTGTGAGTTTTCCGCTGCAACGGACACTACAACGTTGCACGATCCAAACGACTTTTTTTATAAAAACAAAGTCACTTCTTTTATGGGAAGTAACGGTCTAATCAACGCACAAAACGAGCCTAAATTCTCGTATCAATCTAACGGTCACGTATACATTCAACTGCACAACTAATGGCATTTATTGATCTCGGAAAACTTAAATTTAATTGGCAGGGCGACTGGTCAGCTGTAAATAACTATGAAGTAGATGATGTTGTCTTTTACGACAACCACTCTTTTGTTTGCACAGTTACACACACTGCTAATGCTACTGCTCCTTCTGCTAATCTCTCTAACTGGGATTTGATGGCAGCTGGTGTCCACTTCAGGGAAGATGGAGACTGGTCAGGTTCAAGCACTTATTATCGTTACGACATTGTTCGTCACAACTCAAATCTTTACCTGTTGAGTGGTGCAAACGATTCAAACAACCAAACTCCTGGTTCTGCTCCATGGAGTCTATTCCAAGCAGCTCCTGCTGGAAACGTTATGAACAGCATCGGTGCTATGGAGTACCGAAATAATGAGAACGCTACTGACGAGCTTGTTATTAACCCGACCGTTAACAAAGGTCTGACTGTTCAAGAGCAGCCAAAAGAAACTTACCCTGGCCGTTCTTTCACGTATGAAGAAGACGGTGACTATGGTAAGGCGTTTAGAACTGCTGGTAGTATCCCCGCACAAAGCTACACTCAAACTGTCACTGTACAGCGTGGTTCTGGAGATTTTTCTGATGGTAGTTATGTTATCAGCGGTGGTGACCGTAATGGTGGGATTAGCAAAAAACACGATCCCAACCTAACAATTAACATTGGTGATACCATTGTATTTAATAACGGTACTGGTGCTCACCCGCTTGAAATTACTACTGCTCAAGGTCAGGGACAACCAAGTGTAACCACTGGTACTTATACCGGTGAAGGTACAGCAACTGTAACTTGGGATACTGGTACCACTGGTGGTGCTACTGCAGCTGCTCCTGGTGTTTATTACTACCAGTGCCAAACAGCCGGACATACCGGAATGGTTGGTACGATTACGGTTGTTGACACTACCAACACTCAGGGTAGTAGCACTGGTAATGGTACTATTGACGTTTGCCGTGGTAAGAGTTATACTATTACTTTTGCTGGCAACCTATCTAATGGTCAAAACTATGACCTTTACACTACTTCTGGCGGTCACTCTACTGCAAACTTCTCTGTAACTGCAGCAGAAGGTAACTCTACTTTTGTTGACACTACTAACAGTGGTGTTGTGTGGACTACTGGTAGCACACAAACTATTACGTTTGAACCGAACGAAACCACACCTGATGTGGTATATATCGGTAACCGTAACAGTGCAATGTCTAACAACCTAATTATTAACGTTAACGACGTTGCATATGTCCCCTCTTGGGGTACTGCATCTGCTGCTGCGGCACCTGGTGCTGCTGATTCCCGTGAGTTTAAATACTGGCAAGACTGGTATGGTGGTGACACTGCTGACCAAACAAGTGGTACTCCATCTGACGTTAACCACGGTGTGATCCTGCCTCAAAATACTCGCGATCCTGGTGAAAAAGTAAAAGTCAGTGGTACTGCTGTAGGTGCAAAGCAACGCCGTGTTTGGCGTGGTGATTCCAGCGCCTTTGCAGAATTTACTGTTCCTGACGGTGTTGAAAAAGTCCGTATTACTGCTCTCGGCGGTGGCGGAGGTGGCGGCAGTTATTCCAGTCACTACTACGGCGGTTGCGGCGGTGGAGGCGGTTGTTTTGTCTCCGGTGAGTATAGCGTTACCGAAGGTGATGTCATTCGTGTGACTCCTGGCCATGGTGGTTATGGTGATTACACGTCTGTCGGCGGAACTGGTGGTACAACCACTGTGCAAGATAACGCTAGTGGTACTCTAGGTAATAAAATTAATATTTCTGCTGAA